ATATAACGATGAAATAAGCATTAATTATTGAGTGATCAGGATGGATTTAACGATGTTTCAGATTATAGGGATTGATTTGCCTGCACATATTCCTCCTGTTGAGTTGAAGGTTACGCAGTTGGATCGAATAGAGGGTATGTTGAAGCAGTTGCTTGGACATTTGCCTCTCCCTGAGGTTGATTAATTATAGCATTTTTGGAGGAATTATGAGAGCAAAGGAAGAGGTGTACAAGGAGATTGAGGTTCTAAGGGAGCGGATGGAGAATTTGTATCATGAGGCTTACAGGGTCGATAGTGGTATTAATCTGGGGGATACTCTTATTAATGGGACTAAGGTGTTTAAGGTTGTCTCTCTCTACAGTAAGGGCAGGTCTGCGGGTTTCCGTGGTGTTTTGGAGGATAACGACGCTTATCTGAGCTCCAACGAGTTGGCTTCAAGATGGCGTAATATCTAAACCTATCCCCAAAAATAAAAAAAAGCTAAAATAGGATTTGGAGATTGATATGAGAACTAAAGACGAAATTAAAACTGATATGGACAAAATCAAGAAGGATGCCGGTGCCAAATTAGATAAACTCAGAGAAGAGATGTACATTTCTGAGACAGGGTTTGCGCCGGGAGATACGATTGTTTGTGGGAGCAAGACATTCCATATAAAGGAATTTGATGGGTCTCTTCATTTTGACTCTGGGTTTAAGGGTGTATTGGAAGACTCAGATTATTTGATGACGAAAGAGGAGTTGCCTCATGGTCGTTGGGCTCTTATTGGACTAAAAGCAGTCAACGAATAATGCAAATCGTATGGCAGCCTCAACCCGGTCCTCAGAAGTCTTTGATTGACTGTCCAGCGCCTGAAATATTTTACGGAGGAGCGAGGGGAGGTGGAAAGACGGATGGGGTATTAGGCAAGTACGGTTTAAAGGGTGAGAATTACGGAGCGGGATTTAACGGAATTTTCTTTCGTAAAGAACTTCCTATGCTGGATGATGCGATTGAGAGGGCTCATCAAATCTTTGGGCCTTCTGGATTGGGATGGAAGTGGCAGGATCAGAAAAAGACGTATCGATCTCAAGCTGGAGCAAGATTGAGGTTTAGGCCTTTAGAGAAAGTCTCCGATGCTGAAAAGTATCAAGGTCAGAACATCTCAGATGCGTGTGTAGAGGAGATGGGTAACTATCCTTCACCTGCGCCTATAGACCGTCTTAACGGGGTGTTACGAAGTACCTCGGGTGTGCCTACTCAATTAATTGGAACGGGGAACCCTGGGGGAGCTGGACAACAATGGATCAAACAACGCTATATCGATCCCTGTCCTGCTGGGAATAAAGTCTTATCTCGAGACTTACCTAACGGTGCTGTCCATAAATACGTCTTTATTCCTTCGAAAGTTCAAAACAATCAATTATTAATGAGAGCCGATCCGGGTTATATCAATCGATTGTATTTAGTCGGTTCGAAAAAGTTAGTCGATGCCTGGTTAAAAGGGGATTGGAATGCCATTGAAGGCGCATATTTTGACGAATGGTCTGATGAGCATGTGATTAACCCGTTTATCATTCCTGAAGACTGGACAAAATTCATATCCGGAGACTGGGGCTCTGCCAGGCCGTTTAGTTTTGGATGGTGGGCTATTGCTTCAGATGATACGTTTGTCGGCAGATGGATTCCTCGTGGCTCTATGGTTCGGTATCGAGAATGGTACGGGTGTAAGTCTGATAAACCCAATGTCGGATTGAAATTAACGGCCGAAGAAGTAGGGAGAGGTCTTAAAGAACGTGGGATTGATGAACTTGATTACTCTGTTTTAGATCCTGCGGCATTCGCAGAAGATGGAGGCCCTTCAATCGCTTTTCGAATATTAGATGCCGGCGGGCCTTCATTTATGCGCGCGGATAATAAGAGGGTAGCCCGACGCGGTGCCATGGGGGGATGGGATCAGTTACGCTCAAGACTCAAGGGTGATGACTTTGGTGATCCTATGGGTGAACGTCCAACTATCTTTACGTTTAATACGTGTACTGACTCGATAAGGACTATTCCAGCCCTACAACATTCCGATAACAATCCCGAAGATTTAGACACGGATATGGAGGATCACGCCGCTGATGAGTGGAGATATGGTGCTATGAGTCATCCTTTTGTTAAAGTGCGAACTCCGGATTTAAAAATAGTCAAAGATTCCTATGGATTTGACGAACCTGAAGAGAATGACTGGAAGACGGCTTGAACGCTGAAGATGCGTTAGGCCACTTGTTAACTTTAGATTTTAAGACTGTTTTAGATTTAGGCAGTGGGGAGGGACTTCGCGACAAGATCTTTAGAGAAAAGGGGAAAAGTTTAACCACCTGTTCACTAATACCTCCTGCGGACTACGTTCTAGACTACCTAGAAACCGATTTTCCACAATTTGACTGTATATGGGCCTCTCACGTCTTAGAGCATCAACTCAATGTGAATTTCTTTCTGAAAAAATGCTTTAGTGAGCTCAAGGATAACGGAATATTCGCCGTGACCGTCCCTCCGTTAAAACACGAAATCGTGGGCGGGCATGTGACTTTGTGGAATCAGGGCCTTTTGCTTTATAATCTGATTTTGGCGGGTTTTGACTGTAAACTAGCGTGGGTTAAGACTTATGGCTATAATATTTCCGTGGTGGTGAGAAAGAAATCCTTACTTTGCCCGGATTTAGTTTATGATTATGGCGATATTAATAAGTTGGCACAGTTCTTCCCTTATTCTGTGACAGAAGGTTTCAATGGCAACACCTGTAAATGAAGAAGCTGTAGAAATGGAGCTTGTTAAGTTCCTTCAGTCTCATTCCGACAAGGAGTTTGTGAGAAGAATCCTTGACCCATCCCTTAATGTGAATCCGATAAGAAATGAAGACGGGAGTATTTCCACTCATTCTATGGCCGCTGAGGTTGACGAGAATGGAAATTGGTTTGTTTTCCCGACGGTAGTAAACGAAGGGGGGAAGCTGGTAAGAAAGCCCTTGAGGCAAGCCCAGCAGGAAGCAATATCTTCTGGTCAGGTCATTCCTTTTGGCAAAAACAAGGAACAAGCTATTAATTTTTCAGCAGGTGGCTATAAAACCAGGGCTTTCAGGAATCTTGGGAAAGATGGACAGCAAAATTCACAATTTCAGGATGTTTTTAGGCAACCCAATGGCAACCCCTAAAGAACAAGTCGAACAATTCATCGAAGATACTGATATTGCGCGAAGAGTCTCTCAACAATGCCGAGATTACTTCGATCATAAGCAGTGGACAGCCAACGAAGAAAGGAAGTTACGCGCTCGAAGACAAGCCCCTATCGTCGTCAATCGTATTAAACCAAAGGTCGAAGGATTAGTCGGACTGTATGAATTAAGAAAAACAGATCCCAAAGCCTATCCCAGAACTCAAAAACACGAAAAAGCCGCCCATGTAGTGACAGATGCGTTACGATTCGTAGCAGAAAACAACAGCTTTGATATGACTCGCCTTGATGTGGCGGAAGAATTCTTCGTAGAAGGCTATGGAGGTGTAATAGTCGATATTAAAGATTCTGCCCGTGGTCCTGAAATACTTTTAAATCATATCCCTTGGGATCGAATCTACTTCGATTCGCATTCTCGTAAGAAAGATTTTAAAGATGCCCGCTTTATGGGGATTTGGTTGTGGATGGAAGAAGACCAAGCCAAGGACACCTTTAAAATCTCTCAGACTAAAATTGATGAGATGACCAATTTCACCTTAGATGGCGAACAGACTAACTCTGATAGGCCGAGATGGGCCGATAAACGCGGAGACCGGAAAAGAGTCCGAGTTGCGATGCACTTCTTCATTAAAAAGGGTCGATGGAAACTTTTTATCTTTTCGGGCGACACGACTATAAGGGCTGAAAAAGACTCTCCTTTCGTCGATGAAGATGGGCTTCCTATTAACCCTATCGAATTGGTAGGCGCGAATATCGACCGAGATAACGACCGATACGGTGAGGTTAAAGGGTTCCTGTCCCAACAAGACGAAATCAACCACAGGCGGAGTAAGTTTTTACACCTCAACTCAACCGAACGGACTTTTGGTAATGACAACGCGATACAGGACGTAGACGCGGCGAAGAAAGAACTCGCCAAACCTGACGGGCATTTAAAAATTAAAGGGGCTGCGAAGTTAAACGAAGATTTTGGTATTTTACAAACCTCAGAGATGAGTAGCGCGCAGTTTGCCCTCTATCAAGACGCCAAGGCCGACATAGATGCTGTTTCTTTTAATGCCCAGCTCGCCGGAGACCGTCAGCAAGGCGACCTTTCAGGAAAGGCGATAGGAAAGCTCCAAGAAGCTGGGACTATTGAGCTAAACCGTCAGTACGCCCTTCTAAGGGCATGGGAAAAACGAATTTATACGCAAATATGGTTCAGAGTGAAACAATTCTGGAATGAAGAGAAATGGATTCGCATCACAGACGATCAAGACGATCTACGGTGGGTAGGGTTTAACTCTCAAGTCACGGCCGAGACTTTATTACTTGAAGGCATTGAGGACGAATCATCAAGCGTGGAGTCAAGACAGCAATCGGCTCAGATACTTCAGCTATTAACTCAAACCCAAAATCCCAGACTACAAGAAGTGGTCGAGGTTAGAAATGACACATCAGAATTAGATGTAGATATTATTATCGATCAGTCCTTTGATGTGATTAACGTTCAGCAAGAACAATTCGAAATGCTGACACAGTTTGCCTCTGGTTCAGATATTGATATACTTGAGTTAATTGAACTCTCTCAGCTTCGCGGTAAGGACGAATTGATTCAAAAGATTGAGCGACGAAGGAGAGAGGCGAGCCAGGCCAATCAACAAGCAATCCAACAAGAATCACAGTTGGATCAAGCTGAACGCGCTACGGAAGTTGGCAAGAAACAGGCCGAAACAAAGAATATTGACGCAGATACTTTGAACAAAAATATTAAATCGGTAACCGGGCAATTGGAAAATATCAATTTGCAGCGGAATCCTGATTCGGAAGTTCAAGTATCGGTGTAAAGAATTTGAGGTAAGTGCCAGGGCATGATTACACAAGCTAGGCTAAAAGAGCTTTTTTATTACGACCCAGATACCGGGGAGTTTATACGAAAGACTGCTCCGGCGAGGAATGTGAAGATAGGAGATGTGGCTGGAAGTCCTCATTGTGAGGGGTATATAGAGATGAAGGTTGATAAGAAAAGTTACTTAGCTCATCGCTTGGCATGGATGTATATCACAGGATCTTTTCCTCCTGACCAAATAGATCACATTAACCACAACAGAGCAGATAATCGTCAAGAAAATCTCAGGCCGGCCACTCACAGAGAGAATGGGATGAACTGCAAGCTTGGGAAAAACAACAAAACAGGCCTACTTGGCGTTTTTTATGATGGTTTTTCGTTTGTTGTTAGAATTATGATTCATGGGAACAATAGATATCTTGGTGCATTTGACAATTTATTAGACGCGGCGGCTTGTAGAAAGTCCGCCGATAAAAAATACGGGTTTCACGTCAACCATGGACGATTAAGCCCATAACAGGATTTGAGGTATTTCTAGGACAAGAATCTAGATGAAAATTCTTCTGCCAGCATAATTGGGTCGAAGTGAGCAATGAGCTGGAATCAAGAGGGATATGTGGTTAAAATCCACGCCTCAAATGTAATTTGCAGTCCCGCCGCCGGGGAATTCACGGGCGTAAATGGCCGCCGCATAATCGGGCGTTAGGAAAAATGATGGCAGATAATGATACTGATGTTTTTGATGAAGTAGAGGAAGAAACCAAAGAGGAAGTCAAAGAGACTGAGACTAAGGAAGAAACCAAAACTGAAAAGGTCGAAACGGAGACTGAAGAAACTAAGGAGAAATCCGAAGAGACTAAAGAAACCACCGAGGAGACGACAGCCTCAGAAGACACCAGTACTGAAGAAGCCGGACGTTTGGCAGCACTAAAAGACGAAAGACGTAAACGGCAAGGAGCCGAAGCGGATAATGATGAACTAAGAAAACAGCTACAGCGAATACAAGAAAGCCAGCAGGAGCGTCCTGATGCAGCAACCGACCCAGACGGGTTTGAGTTATATCAGGACAATAAACTTTTTTCTGCCAAGCTTGAAATGTCCGAAGATATGATTGGGGAAGAAGATAGATCCCAATATCGTGAGGACAAGGCTGTATTCACTAAGTTGGTTTCTGAAGTTGTTGACGGGAAGTCCATCCAAAAGGATGAAACTCTCTACAAAAATTTCAGAAAGTCGGGTAATCCGGCTCAGTTCATCCGTAATACCGTTACAAAGCACAACAAAGCCCTTGAGGTCTCAGCAGATGATTATGAGACCAAGCAAGAAGAGAAATACAGAGCTAAGTTTATTGCTGAACAAAAGGAAAAAGGTCTTGATACGCTGCCTGACTTAACTAACGCCGCCGCATCGGAGTCTAATACTCAGGACAAGGAAGACGAGCCTGGAGATCGTATAGACGCCTTTGACGATTAGGAGGCCATATGGCTAGCAGTTCAATAGAATCGGGTAATAAAACCACCCGGTTTCAGAAAAAGGTGCGTAGAGAATACGTACGCGAGGGGATTTACGGAAGTTCTATCGGCAACGATATTAACTCTATAATCCAAACCAACAACAACCTGAAGAAAATCTCCATCCCACTTGTAGCGAAAGTCGGTGGCGGCGGTGTTCAGGGTTCAGAGCAACTATCCGGAAGCGAACAGCCGCTTTCCAACTTCGCACAAGTCATGCAACCTACCTATTACAGGCAGGGTGTATTGGTAGACAACGAAGAGAACGAACTGGCTGAATTTGATCTATTCCAAGAAGCACGTCCTGCCTTAATGGATTGGGCGATGGAATTGAAAAGAGATCAGATTACTCAAGCTTTTGGCGCTATTGAAGCAGCCGGTGTTTACGCGAATTACGGTGGTGTTAAAGGCGCTTTTGGCGCTATAGCCGCTACAGCCGCGCAGATGGACGTGTGGAATACTAATAACGAAGACCGTATTTTGTACGGAGAGGCGATTAGTAATTTTTCCGCAGGTGATCATACCGGTTCTTTAGCGAATATCACGGTTGCTACAGGTAAGATGGATGCTGACATGGTCACTTTGGCTAAACGTCGCGCTAATCTTGCCCGCCCTCAAATTCGTCCTGTAAGACTGGGAAGGAATATGGCGGCTAACTATGTCATGTTTATTGGTAGCTTTGGCTTTAGGGATCTCAAACAAGATACCGCCATTGTCTCAGCTAACCGTGAAGCAAGACCACGTAATGTCAAGGATAACCCTATCTTCGTTGATGGCGACTTGCTTTTTGATGGCGTGATTATCAAGGAAGTGCCTGATATGGATTTCTTCATTGACGGCGGTAATCCAGATAGCGTTTACGACGGTGTATGGGGGGCTAATGCGGCATCTGGTGACGGTCTTGATAACGGGGGTGATTCTGCTTCTCGTGTCGGCGTGGCGTTCATGTGTGGCGCACAGTCAGTTGCTTTTGTAATGGGTCGGAACGCGTCCTTCAAACGACGTAAAGAAGACGATTACGAGCATCTACAGGGGGTTGGTGTCACTATGAAGCACGACATCAAGAAGACTTTCTACAACTTGAAACAGCATGGAATGGTTACAGTATTCCACTCTGCTTCTGCTGACGCGTAAGGGGGTCACTCATGGCTGATATTACTTACACCAATGACGCAACAGAACGCAGATTAAGCCCTGGGATTGTGCCAGGTAAAGGCAATGCGAATGCGGTACAACGCCTTATTTCTGCAACGATTGAGCTAGCCGCTTCGGCTTCGGGGGTTACTGTCCTTTTGGGCCGTATTCCTTCCAATGCGAGGATACTAGCGTCCAGTCGGGTTTATAACGATGATCTAGCGACTTCAGGCTCTCCTACTCTCGATATAGGGTTGGGTTCTGTTGACTCGAACATCACGTCTGATCCCGACGCTTTGACCAATGGCATCGCCCTCTCTGCGGCTGGTTCTGATACTTTAGGACTTGCTGATGCGGCTAACGCAGGTAAGAGAGCATGGGAGTTTGTTAGTGGTCAGACTACCGATCCTGGTGGATCATTAGACGTGTTTGCGACTGTTAAAGACGCGGCGACCAATGCAGCCGGATCACTCACTGTAGAATATTACGGTGTTTTTGACTAAGGAGATTTATGGAATTTCAATTTATTGGTGCTGGCATAACGCCTCCCGAGAAGACGAAGATTTTCGGCTGCAGTTTCTCCCGTAATGGAAGGTATCAAGATGTAACCGATCCTCACGGAATTGAAGTATTAAACCGTAATCCCAGTTTTCGAACGAGGCCTGAGAAGAAAGCCAAGAAAAAAACCAGTAAATGAAGTTAGCCTTAGTCGGTGGAGCCCCTTCTAGTGAGGGGCTTGCTCCATTTGATGACCCTGAATTTGAAATATGGGTTCATGGCAACCAGATGGAGGCGCACGAAAACAGACGAGTCACAAGGATATTTGAAATCCATGATGACTTATCTGAACATTCGCCGAGCTATCCAGAGTTTCTAGCGAATAAGAACATACCGATGATTGTGGGACCAAAATTTCCCCTTCAAGGTAAGCACATAAAGCAATTCCCTGTAGAGCGAGCCAATAAGCTAATGGGGCAGCACTTAACCTCAACCCCCGCTTATATGATGGCTCTGGCACTCCTAGAGGGCGCTACAGACATTTCCATCTATGGGGTGGACATGTCGATAGATGATCATGAATACTTCCTTCAGCGCGCTTGTATGTACGCCTGGATAGGGTACGCTAAGGCTAAGGGAGTCAACATATTTATTCCCAAAGAGTCGGGATTGTTTAAAAACTCTTACATTGAAGGAAATAGCGGAGAAAAATTAGGGATTCCGCCGTTTACCTCAAGTGAATTTAGTAAGATTGCCCAAATGCATCAAGTCAAGATCGATCAGGCACAGGATGAGATGAATCATCTACAAAACAAGATACACGTCCATAACGGCTGTATACAGTCTTACGAAAGGCTGGCTAAGGTCGCTAGAGGTGTTGAATCAGGTCTAGAGATTAAAACCTTAACTGAAGGCGTGGTATTAAAGTAATGGCCTCACTTGCTGATGTACGCAACATCGCTGCTGAAATGTTAAACAGACGCAATCCAGGTCGAGCGATCAAGAGCACCTTAAAGACTCGCTTGGATAAGTCTTATGATTACGTCTATGCCGATTTAAAGGACGAGCAGTTGACTATCTGGGCTAAGGCAGCCGGGACAACGATTCCTGATGCTGTCGCCCCACACGTAGCTGCTTTAATGGCTTTTGAAGCCACAAATGCTTTTGGTGTTTCCAATGATCGATTTGCCCGAATTGTCTCAAAGGCCTCTCTCGCTAAATTCGCTATCCGTAAAAATGTCACCCCAATCTATGACTCACTCGATGAACCAGAGGATTTTTAGTGTACCGGAACATTATTCTCGCCGGGGGGACTTATCAACACAATGATTTAAGCCTCTCCGCCCAGCGTACTATTAATTACTTGCCTCAATTACAAGATGCAGGCAATGAACGCTCTCCCTACATTTTAGAATCTTTCTACGGACTCAAACCTTTTGCGACTGGCTCTGGACTCAACAGAGGTATGTTTGAGCATCAAGACATCCTGTATAAATTAAACGCGACAACTTTTTCCAGTGTCAGCAGCTCTGGCGTCTTTTCGACCCTTGGATCAATACCAGGGAATTCAAGAGCTATTTTCGATGGATTAAGCAACGAGGTCATTATTACGGCCGATGGAGTACCATATACCTGGAATGGTTCCGTTCTGACAACAGGAACAGATCCAGACTTCGAATCTCCCGATACAGTCACCGTACTAAACTCTCAAGCTATTTATGACGGCACCGGGGGGAGGTTTGGCGTGTCTGATGTTGGAGTGCCTTTATCAATAGACGGGCTTAACTACGCCACAGCAGAATCTAAGGCTGATGATCTAGTAAGACCTTTTGCCTTTATTAACAATGTGTATATGTTTGGGGTTAAAGCGATTGAACAGTGGTGGAACAGTGGAGTAGGTAATCCTCCCTTTGACAGAATTGAAGGCGGTTTGATAAATATCGGACTGGGAGCCTTACACTCGGTAGCCCCAGACGATGAGGTAGTTTATTTTCTTGGGAAGAACAATCAGGTCTATCAACTCAATGGTGGAGTGCCGACCGAGTTACTACCTAAAGCGATAGTGAGGGAAATAACAGGATTCTCGGACGCTTCTGATGCCATAAGTTGGACAATGAAGCTTGATGGCCAGTGGTTTTATGTGATTAAGTTTCCAACAGGCGACAGGACGTTTATCTTTCCTCGTAATGGTCAATGGTTTGAGCTTTCTTCGGGAGTGTTGGGGGGTAAGTATATTGGTGACAGTTATGCCTTTGCCTTTAGAAAACACTTAATTGCTGATGAAGACGGAGACATTTTTGAATTAGACATCGATACATTTGAAGAAAACTCCCTTCCCATTAAGCGAGTAAGGACTTTATCGCCTATTCACGGTGGCCTTTTCGGATTAGACGGGAAACAGCTAGAAATCTCCTTTCTTAAACTCATCGGTAAGACGGGAACAGGAATAATCTCGGGTCAAGGATCTGAGCCTAAAATTATGCTGGAATATTCCCACGATGGCGAAAACTTTAGTTCAGAGATATGGGGTGATGTGGGAGAATTAGGCAAGCAAGTTGAAATAATCTTCGATATTAACGACAGTGGTGAGGAATGGATATTTAGAATCTCATCCACTGATCCGGTTTATTCATCTTGGCATTCAGCAGGAATAGAATTCGAGATAGGCATATGACCCAATCAACCAACCCACCTCCTGTCAAAATACCCACTAATCTCATGAAAGAGCCTGCTGAGGCGAAGTATTGGAGGGAGCAGAAAGACGCCCTTTATTTACTGTGGTTTAACCAGAGTGGGTCAGGCAGTACTCCAGCGCCTTCAGATGAACTCTCACGACGTTATGCGTTATTGGTACATAGATAATGTTTCAGGAAAAACAACTAGGGCAGGCTAGAGCGGCTGACACGAACCCAGTCAGTGTGTATTCCCCAGATCCTTCAACCACAGCGATTATAAGTTCAATAAGGGTCTGTAATACAACAGCAAGTTCAGCTAAAGTGAGGATTTTTATAGATGATGATGGAACTGATTATGACGAGACAACAGCACTGTATTATGATGTGGCTATTGCGGGGAATTCGACATTGAGTATTGATACTTTTTTTGCAATGAATAACCCCCTTGGCAATTTAGCCTATAGAACGGACACAAATAATGCGTTAACAATTACTGTGTTTGGCGCGGAGGTGACCGATGGTTGATAGTATAGTCCCAGCAAGTGTACTTAATCGTGGAATTGGTCAACCTCCAGCTACCACAACGGTTACTGATGTTAATACAGAGATTATTCCTGCCAATTCCGATAGAACTTCGGCCATTGTAACCAATGTCGGCAAGCATGACGTTTGGGCGGCATGTGATGCAGATGCTATTTTTGGAGAAGGCATACTTTTAACCAGAAACGGCGGTAGTATGGTGATTGATTCCACTACCTTTACTGAAGGTCCAATCACTGGTATTTGTGCGGCAGGCAAATCCTCTGACGTGACTTACCATGAGTTAGAAAAATAATGCAATACACACCGATAGGCCATCCTCATAATCTTGGTGATACACAGACTCCGCCACCAGATGTAGCGGCAATCACAACTGTTTCTTTGGAAATCTTGTCTGCTAACGAATGCAGGAGAGCCGCTGTGTTAACTAATATTGGCAATAAAGATGTCTCTCTAGCTTTTGGTCAAACAGCTATTGCAGGAGCTGGAATTATTGTGTTTAAAGGAGATTCGGTAGTTATTGGTGAGGTTGATGATATTAGGATGTCGATTGAGGCAGTCACACTGAATGGGGTCTCGACTATAGCGATACAGGAATTCGAATGAGTACTCGTTTTTCAGAACTTACGCAAGATGGGTTGGATGCCAATACCCAATTTACCACCGATTGGCTGGATGTTTCCGAAAATGAGCATGTTTCTTATTCTGTGACGGGTGTTTCTGGTGCTCACGATAATCATATAGTGGCTTTGCAGTTTTCCTTGGACAAGGTTAAAGGCAGACCAGTAGGGTCTGATATTACCGGTGAGGGAGCTACAGATAATGTAAGAACTACCGCTAAATGGGTCAGGTTAAGGAATAGAGTAGTTGAAGGTGCTGCCTCTATCGTTAATGTTATAATTCAGGCGAAATGATGGAGGATTTATGTCAATAATCGCTGCAATTGCCACTGTTGCTGGAGCCGTAATAAGTTCCAAAGGCGCTAAAGATGCGGCGAAAGAACAGGCGCGAGCCTCTGACCGAGCCTTAGAAACCTTTGAGGAAGCGGCAGGCATTGCTTCGACTACCCTAGAAAGAACGACTGGGGAGGCTATAGAGACCATAGAAGGCGGTAGAGCCATTTCTGCGGATCTTATTAGGGAAGGCGCTGAGTTTGCCATAGGAGAGGTCGGAAGGGGCGCAGAGGCTGCACGAGGCGACATAAGGGCAGGAAGAGATACAGTCAGAGATGACTTGATTACTGCTTTTGGTCTTCAAGAAGGCGAGATCAATGCAGGGGCAGTTGCGTCGAGTGGGTTTATTAATGCTGCAAGAGATAGTGCTGCTTCAGTCATCAACCGAGGATTTGCCACAGCATCATCGGATATTAACGCAGGAAGGATATTAGCTAATCGGCTTTTACAAGATTCTGCCGCTACCGCTCAAGGAAAACTTGAACTTGCCTCAGCCAATGCGATAGCAGTACAAAACCGAGGACTTCAGAATATACGCAGTGATTTCGAGCCCTTTTTAAGAGCTGGTCAAGTCACAGTAGAAGGACTAGAGCGATTAGTTAATGACCCAGAAACTCAAAGACAGTTCATAGTTGATAACCCGTTTTTTAACGCTTTAGCAGACGATGCTCAACAACGACTTTTAGCGACTCAGGCTACAAGAGGCAAAATTGCTTCAGGTGAGACTCCAGCCGCTTTACAACGAAATATCTTACAAATCGGTAATCAACTTCTTGATGCGGCTATAGGCCAGAGACTTGCTGTAGTCGGTCAAGGCCAACAAGCCGGCGCGCAGATAGCCCAAGCCGAACTAAGTACCGCTAATGCTATTTCTAATATAGAGACCTCAGTAGGGGCTTCCTTAGCGGACTTAATTGCTAATACAGGGGTTAACCAGGCCAACGTCGAAACTCAGGCCTCAAGAGACCTTGCTCAACTCGCTGCTAATCGCGGTGAGACAATTGCTGAGCTTGAGCAAAACACAGGAATCAATCTGGCAAATATCGAATCAGCTAGAGCCGGGGATGTGTCTCAGGCTGTCAGCACAGGAGTAGGTAGACTCGCAGAAACTGAACTAGCCACATCAACCAATCTAGCAAATGTAAGTATTGGCGAAGCTCAAAATATCGCGGATATAGGAGAGCAAGGTGCTATTAATCTGGCTAACCTAGAAACAGGTGCAGCCGGAACGACCGCTCAACTCCAGGCTCAGGAAGGTGTCGCTCAAGCCAATCTTGTTACGGGAACAGCGACTAATGTTGCGGATACTATTGTGGGTAGGGGTGATGTAGTAGCGGCAGGTATATCTGGAACAACCAACGCTTTAACTCAAGGGGCTCTTGATTTGGCGACTATTGCAGAAAGAGAACCTTTGAATCTAAGACGACCTGCTCCAGTAATTGAATCCAAAGACGTTATGGTGAGGTAAACATGGCTAGAGGTGATCCAAGTATCCCATTAAGTGTCCAAAACAGAGACTTTGGTGGACGCTTACTTGATGTACAGGCTCAGAATCGCGCTGACAGATTGGCAGAGGTCGATATAGCGGGAGCGAGACAACAACAAGAGTTGACTGCTCAAGCGGCTGCCGCGCCTTCAAAGAGTGTTATAAGAGGCAGAACTCAGGCTATGGTGATGGATGTCATGGCTTTACCTAATTTACTTGACAGTGGTCAACAGGCAGAGGCTGGAAGGCTTGGGCTTCATATCCGAGACAACATGATTGAGTTAGGTATGGACACCGAGCAAATGGGGAGGACTTTAAGGCTGATGTCTCAAGATCCTGCCGGGGCGAGCAGATTTCTTAAAGAAAGTATCCTGCCAGGCCTCCAACCACTTTTAGATGATTTCTCAGAAGATGTTCTAGACACTCAGGGTAATATTATTGGTCAACGGAATTTAAAAGACAATAAGATCACTCCGATTGATATAGGGCGAGAAGCAGAGTTTGATAATCCCCAGCGCACAGCAATGCTAAAAAAGAGGGCTACTGGAGGTGTCATTGTTGCAAATGAATTTGCAGAAGCCTCACCAACTGAAGTAAGCAACATCAACGCCCTTACCCCAGATCAGGCAACTGAAGAACTAACAGCGGGCAAGTTTGGTAGAACTGAGCAAGATATTTCCATTTCATCAAGAGATAAATTGGAAACAGCCGAAGTTTCTACAAGGAATCTTATTGGCTCCATCAACGAGGCTAAGGCCTTGATACAAAGAGAGCCTAATATCAATACTATTACAGCGCAGGCCTCTGCTATTACCAATGGGTTAAAGGCGGAATTAAGGGCTTTATCTGAAGTTGCTGGATTTGAATTCAAAGAAGAGTTATTCGATCCCTCGAATTATGAAGGGACTTTCTCTGATTTGGGCATTAGTAATGTTAGAATGAGAGGCCTGATTACTGGTCTTGCTTATGAATTAGCTACTTCGAGAGAAGGCGGGAGATTGAGTGATAGAGATGTCCAAAACGCCATTAAAGAGATTGGGGGCACTTCCTCTGATCCGGTTGCCTTTGTTGCCACACTTGATGACGTAGCTAGACGCTCGGAAAGGAACTTTAGAAATAACTTTTTCGTAAGAACAAGAACTCAGTTTGAGGGCGACCTAGGGTTAGGTGGCGCTGCTGCTCCATCTGCCTCTACAGATTTGCAGAATCTATCTGATGATGACTTGTTGAGATTTTAATGGCAGAACCTCAAACCAATTTAGCTAGATTCCAAGAAATTGCTAAGCGTGGATTGCAGGATCAACTTGGGCCTGAAATAAGGGCTAGATTCGATGAGGCAGTGAACAGACAATTAATTACTGTACAAACTCAAGGGCGCGGACAACAACTCTTCGCCCAAGCACCTCAACCACAGGCTGTAGCAGGCCTTCAGGCACGCGCTGACAGACCGGATGCTCCTACCGTAACCGAGGCATTAAGAGGCACTGGTGAGGCCGCTACGACGTTTCTAACGGGTGCTTTTGCTCAACCCGTAGCAGGACTGGCGGGAATTACTGAATTGGTCTCTTCCTTCGTAATGGGTGAGGATGACGCTTTATTCCAGGCGACGGAGAGAATCAATCAAGTAGCTAGTGCTTTAACCTTTCAGCCCAGAACTGAAACCGGGCAGGACATTTTAGAAATGGTGTCGGTTCCTTTTGAAAAGTTCGGTGAGTTGACTACAGCGGGTGGGGATGTAGTTTTTGAGGAAACTGGGAGCCCAGGACTCGCTACTACTGCCAAGGTCGGATTAGAGATGTTAGCTGGATTACCCTTTTTAGGAAGGGGTAGAGGGCCGTTACAGCGTAGAAGAGATGTTGAAGAGGTAAGACAGGCTGGTCAAGACATTGGAGTGGATGTTGATGCGCCTACAGTCGCTCAAAGAGGCCAGGTGATAGAAAGTGCTGAGGCTCAGACTGGTGGGGCTGTAGCTGTCGCCCAAAACCTGGAACAAGTACAAACGGCTATTGTAAGTGCTAAAGCCGATGCTAAAGCAGTGGTGGATGATCTTTTTGATCAAGCCAGGGGAACCACTGCTTCTATAGAAGTGGGGCAATTAAAACAGTTCGATCAAATCGTAAGAGAATCACTGGAAGGTTTTGGCATAGGTGATATGCGTAATGTCCAGCGGCGGTTGGCTGAGTTGGATGAAATAGCAAAATTACCTGATGATTTTGGTGTAAAAATGAACTCTATTGCCCTTTTCAGAAAGAGTCTTAACCGGGATAGCCCAGTTGCAACAGATACATCCCAATTAGCGGCTCTAGGAGTCATCAAGGGCCAGCTAGACACGTTTCTTCATGCACAGTTCAACT